ATATGGTTTATTGCTACCATTGCAATCAGGTTCGCTTGCTGCCAATAACCTGTTATACCACACGGCACAAGCAACTACCTCAAAGACCGGTTGGGTCATCAATCGTGATCCTGCTCCCACAGTAGATACTGCAAACTTTGCTTCTGATAAGCAATCAAAACTTTTTCGTTTGGTTGCTCTAAGTGAAGGCGATTGGTTTGAGAAAAATTACTATATTGCAGTTGAAGATCTACAACTCGGATCAGTTAAGAATCCAAATTCATCTTTTTCAATCACAGTTCGTAACTTAAATGACGATATAGTAGAGCAATTTTCAAACCTAAACCTTGACGAATCCTCAGAAGACTTTGTAGGAAAGAGATTAGGCGATCAATTTCAAACCTGGGACAATAACAAAGAGCGGTATGAATTATATGGAGAGTATCCAAATCAATCAGATTACATTCGTATAGAAATGGCTGATGACTGGAAAGCTACAATCGATGATGCATACAAGATTCCTTGGGGATTCTTTGGCCCAGTCCATCAAAAAGGTTTTTCTATTGTTTCTGGTAGTGGTGCAAATCTTCTTCCCGAAGGTACATTACTTGCTAACGCAACAGCAGCGACTGGTCTTTATGCTAAAGCTGCCGCCGCTGGTGTTCCTTATTTTAGTGGAGACGCAGCTAATGCTATTTTCTACGGTCTCGGAACGGAAGACGCAACAGTGGAATTAACAATGTCTTTCTCTACTCCAAGATTAAAATTAACAGAACAAAATACAGCAAGGGCTGGTTCAAATTACCTTGCAAAAGATCTTTTTGGATTAAAGCACAAGTTTGCTTCTAAAAACGAAAGAAATACTTTAAGTGATAGAAGTTATATTGATCTACTTCGTTACCAAGGCGGTGGAATAGATCTACACAATGCTGCTGATGCAACACAATATTCTTTTGTATTTTCTTTAGATGAAGTTAGAAAACTTGATGGTAAATTTTATTGGGCCTCTGGGTCTCATGCAACCGGTCATGCCGAAACAGCAGCTTCAGGATCACAATCACTATTGACTGACGGTGTTCGCAAGTTTGCTCTTCCAATGTTTGGTGGATTTGACGGTCTTGATATAACACAAGTAGATCCATTTTCAAATAAAAATGTTTTAGATGTTACTAGTCGCGATGACACTACGCACTATGCTAATTATTCAATTAAGAAAGCAATTGATTCTATATCAGATAGTGAAGTAGTAGCTTATGATGTTGTTTCTATTCCTGGCCTCACAAACACAGCACTAAGTAATCAATTACTTTCCGACGTTGAAGATCGTGGCGATGCATTAGCGATTATTGATTTGGATGATGAATACAAAGAAACATACGAAAATTCAGGTACAAGAACCGGTGGTTCAATTAATGATGTTAAAGCCACTGCTCGCACTAGAGATTTAAACACTAGCTACGCAGCCACTTACTACCCAAGAGTTCGTATGCGCGATACACTTTCTGGAAACGGTGATGTATTTGTCGCTCCTGCTTCTGTAGCTGGCCTTGGAGCTTTGGCTTTCTCTGACGCAAATTCAGAAGGACCTTGGTTCGCACCTGCTGGGTTCAATCGTGGTGGTATCTCTATCCTTGGTGGAAATGACGGCCCTCGCGTTGTCGGAACTTGGAAGAACCTTCCAAAAGCAGATCGCGATGAACTATATGAATTAAATATCAACCCAATCGCACGATTCCCAGCAGTTGGAGAAATTGTAATCTTCGGTCAGAAGACACTGCAACAAACTCCTTCCGCATTGGACAGGATCAATGTAAGACGATTGATGATTTACCTCAAGAAGAGAGTTGGAGCAATTGCAGATACTATTCTTTTTGATCAAAATGTTCAAGCAACATGGTCACGTTTCAAGTCAAGTGCTGATTTGATCTTGGCTGATGTCCAAGCAAGATTTGGAATCACAGAATACAAGCTTATTCTAGACGAAACAACTACGACACCTTCTTTGGTTGATCAAAACATTTTATATGCTAAGATTTTCGTCAAGCCAGCAAGAGCAATAGAATTTATTGCAATTGATTTTGTTATCACAAGATCAGGCGTTCAATTCTAGAGTAGAAACTAATTAAGTTATAATAAGGAGAAAACAAATTATGGCATTTTGGAGCAGCCACACATCAGAGGCAAAAAGAAATTATAGATTTAAAGTTACTATGATCCCTTTCGGACAAGCTAACTCTATCGTATGGTGGGCAAAAACAGCCACTCTTCCTTCATTTGATGTTTCAGAAGTTGAACACAATCATATGGATAATAAATATTACTTCCCAGGGAGAGTCTCTTGGTCAGAGGTCTCATTGACTCTTGTTGATCCTATTTCTCCCGATGCAACCGACTTATTAAATAAGATGCTTGTAGACAGTGGATATATCGTACCTGCAAACGAAGGTGCCGCAGCAAACAAGCCTTCTATTTCCAAGAAGAAAGCCGCTGGCTTAGGATTGGTTAAGATTGAAGTCTTAGACGCTGAAGGAAAAGAAATTGAAATTTGGGAATTGAAAAATCCGTTCATTAAGTCTGCTAAGTTTGGCGATCTAGACTATAGTAGCGACGATTTGAAACAAATTGATATGACTCTTCGTTATGATTGGGCAACTTGTACTGGCGGTGCCGGTGCAGATACACGATTTGAAGCTAAAAGTTAATTCAATAAGAGGTTTAAATGGCTTTTTGGAGTAACAAGGACGCAAGTCCCGCAAGAAAATACAGATTTAAAGTAGGAACAACTCAGAATATCAATTGGTGGTACGCTAATTCTGTTACTTTGCCTTCATTTGAGATCAATACTAATGAATATCAACTTTTAAATCAAAAGTTTAAGTATCCTGGTGTACCCACTTGGAATGATGTGACCATTAGTATTGTCGATGTTGCTTCCGCTGTTGAAGAAGTTAAAAAGGTGTTGGTTTCTAAAGATTTTAATTTTCTCCAAGAGGAGGGGATTTTAAAGATAGAATCAGTTACAAAGAAAAAAACCACCCCCGCCGCCGCCGGAGTAGCCGCCACCACCACCGCTGCTGCAAAAGTATCTAATTTTGTAATAGAACAAATGAAGGACGATGGTACTACATTAAGAACTTGGACATTGGTAAATTCATTCATTAAGTCTGTTAATTATGGCGATTTAGATTATAGCAGCGATGACCTGGTTTCAATAGAAATAACTGTCGCTTATGATTATGCGACAACAGAAAAATAATTTTAAAGAGGTGAAAATTGAGTAGAAACAATATGGGACGAACTGGAGCAGTCCCTCAAGCAGAGGCTCCAACCCCAGAGACAACAAGTGTTCAGAGCCCAATGCATTTTGTTGCACCAACAGAGTTTGTTGATCTTCCCTCGAAGGGTTTAGGTTACGATAGTAGTCACCCAATGCATGGCCAAGATACGATTGAAATTCGTTACATGACAGCTAAAGATGAGGATATATTAACCTCTAAAACGCTTCTAAAGAAAGGGATTGCTATTGAAAGGCTCTTAGATAATATAATTGTAAATAAGAATTTTAAAGCCTCTTCGTTGCTTGTTGGTGACCGAAATGCTATTATTATCGCCGCCCGTATTTCAGGATATGGAGCAGATTACGTCACAAGAGTAAGCTGCCCAGCATGTGGTGACACCTCAGACTTTAATTTTGATCTAACTAATACAAAGACTCACGAAACAACATTAGACGAAAATTTAGGAGTGAGTCAAACACCAGAAGGCAATTTTAAAGTCACAATGCCTCTGTCTAAATACGAAGTACACTTTAAATTACTCAAAGGTAAGGACGAAATATATCTGTCCCAACTTTCAACAAATAAAGCAAAAGGCAAATTATTAGAGTCTGCCTTGACAGATCAATATAAAAGAATGATTGTTTCAGTGGCTGGCTATACTGAACAAGAAGTCATTAATCAGTTTGTTAATAATTTACCTACAAGAGATTCAAGATTTCTTAGGTCTTGCTACAAAGCAGTTAATCCCGATGTCAAGGTTATTGACGACTATTCTTGTACCGCATGCGGCTTTGAGCAAGAATTGGAGGTGCCCTTTGGGGCTGACTTTTTTTGGCCTGACCGATAAATATGTTGAGGCTATTTATGAGCAGTTTTTTCTTTTAAAACATCATGGTGGTTGGTCTTTTATGGAGGCTTACAATTTACCTGTTGGATTAAGATTGTGGTTTTTAAAGAGACTGCAAAAACAATTCAAAGACGAGAAAAAAGAAATAGATAAAGCTCATAAGCGAAGATAAATAATGCCCTTTGGGGCATTTTTTTATTAAAACTATTTACTACAATTGGGGAGATAATTTATATGTTAGTAATTGATTTATCAGAAAGGAAACTTCTTAAAGAGACATGGATGGAGATGTTAGGGTCTTGGTCTAAATCTTTATTAAAAATGATGTATGGAGACGATGTTAAGGTTGTCGCTAACGTCAATGAAGAAGAGGCTGCCGGTCCTAAATTTATTATTCGTGGAAAGCACAAAGATGTTAAATCATATGCTCAAGCCATTGTAGCCGAGAAGGGATATCTTGATGTTTATTCTCGTTATGGTAAAGAACACTTTCAAACTGTAAAAGCTCGCGAAGAACTAAATACAGCAGTACAGAACTTTGAAAATACAACAGGATTATTGTGGCCTTTCAAAGACGAGGGTTAATGAGTGACTGAAATTGAAAGAATTGAAAAACTGAACAAAGCTAAAGCTGAAGGTACGATTACTAGCGATCAGTATACCGAGGGCATGAGAAAGCTTTTTAAAGCAACAAAAGAAGTTTCAACAGAGACAGCAAAAGCAACAGCCGCACAAATGGAAATGGCGAAAACCTTTGGTGACACCATTGGTCAGCTTGATGCCGCTCGCACTCTTTTAAAAGATTATGAAAAGCTTAACGCGCAAGCCGTGTTAACAACTGAAGCGAAAACAGAAGCTGAAAGACAAGCAATTGAAATGCAACGAGCCCAAATCGCTGCGCTTAAAGACGCCGCTGACGCCGCCAAAGAGTATATAGAAGAAATTGAAGCTATGGGTCCCGGCTATGAAGAGGCTCTGAGAAAAGGTCAGCCGTTTTTTGAAGATATGGCCACGAAAATGGGGCTTTTATCCAAGG